GTCAACAGTCTCTTTGTCTGCAATCTTGAGCATGGTCTGCTCAAAGTCACTCAGAATCTTTCCCTGCAGGATCTTGAACGTCAGAGAGTTGCAGTACTGACGCACTTCTTGACCCTGCTCACGATCCTCGTCACTGACTTCGAAATCACCGCGAAGGAACTGAGAAGTCAGTTTCTTGTTAGCAATCTTTTCGACCTTAGTGACCTGCCCGTCAGCATCATAAAGATTCTTGTCGTCCTTGAGATACTCACCGTTAATGCGCTGGGCAGCACAAGCAGCAGCAAACACATCGTTAGTCGAATAAGAAATCTTAGGAGCCTTATAACGAGCCATGTCTTAGTTCCCTTGCTTCAAACTGTGAACTTACTATACGACTTCCTTGCGAAGAAGTCAAGCCTTAAATGCGGGGCTTACGATTTTTCCAACGGCGCCACATAGCCTGCGGGATGCCCAGCTTGTAGGCCCACATGAGGTCCATGACGACGGCGCCAAACACGAAAGCGAGAAATATGTTCAACATGTGATGTTCCTTTGTTTTGAGAGTATTTGAGCGTAACAGATTTTAAGAAAAAGTCAAGACTTAACTGATCGGGAAGGGGCCGCCGGCAAGCATGTGATGCTTATGCTCATGCTCCTCGAGGGCCTCAAGCTGCTTGAGCGCACGAGTCAAAAAGGTGTGCTTACGCTTAAGTGCTTCACCGCGCACTTCGCCATCGCATGTCAGATTCTCAGGGCTAAGATCGCAATCCAGCCTCTCAGCGAGGCGCCGGCGGTCAAATACGTTGTTGAGGTCGTACTCCTTCCCACCGTAAAGCTTGCCCAGAGTGTTAGCATGATCAAGATACTGCTTCAATTCGTTCGACATGTTCAGTTCCTTTTTCTCAGCTTATGACGTATAATAGCGGAAAGGGTACCCGAAGTCAACCGAAAAACGACCTCGGGTACGATTTTTATGCTTCGATCATTTCGATGCTGGTTGCCAGGCTGTAGAAGTCAGGAGCGACCTTAGCAGTGTTCTTGGCGTTCACGTCCGCCATGAACTTCTCAGCTTCAGCACGGGTATCGAAATCCATGTGCCAATATTCACGGCCCCAACCACGCTCCGAGTCTTCACCATGAACGCGAAACGTAACATTTACCATTGCCATTTGCTATCTCCGTTTCATTAGCTTATGATTTATAATAACGGATCTAGTACACGATGTCAACCTTTTTTATCCAAAAAAAATGCCTGACGAATCAGGCATTTTCTCCTTGTTTAAAGTTCTTACTTTCTAGATAGATTCACGAAATCATACATCTTCTGTGCGGTTTCGAGGACCTTGTCTAATCCCGGAAACTCCGGCATACCTACAGTAGTAACGACCTGTCCAGTCTTTGGGTCACGCGCTTGCGTTACTTCCCAGCCCATATATTTAGCATGATATTCTTCAGCCACAAGGGACTTTGCCATTGAAAGAATGTCAGTCCGGATTTCATACCCGTTCTTATTAAACTTGACTTCGGGTAGGTTCATCGGTTTACTATCCATTGATGTGTTCCTTAATAAAGTTTTTAATCTCATCTGCTATCAAAAAGCCGAATGAGATCGTGATGTTTGCTATCATTAAATATCCAAGCGTAATCATGTGTGTGTGTCCTCTATTTACATTACAATAATATTGTTGATCGTAAAGATCAATCTTTTTGGTTAAAGCTTTTTATTAAACATTAGCCATAGTGATTGTTCTGCAATGGCTCGATTTTGTCCATTGATGATAAGCCCATGAAGCCAAAGCTCTAGTAACTTTTTGAAAAAATTCTTGAGCATCATGTTACTTTTCCTTCTTAGGGAAAATATTCTTTATGTTATCTTGAGCAGTCTTAGCTAAATCAGTGTAGAATTCTTTATTAGAGACAACCGTGTAAACCTCACGAGCGGTGTCGAGCGTGTTCTCGACTGCTTGTTTAGTATAGGTAGACTGTGTATCAACGAACGCGTTGAGTGAAGATGCAAGTCCTTCGTGCTTGACTAAGGTGTCAACGAGGATTTTCTTTGAAGTCTGAACCGTATCGATAAAGGTATCAAACATAGTCTTAATCATAATAATTTCCTTTTCTCTGTGTGTATGTAGACAAGCTACAGCATTTATTTATCGCATGAAGCGAAACCTAAACAAATATTATTTTACTGATTCTAAATAATCATCTAACGTGCCATATAAAGTCATCAGCATGGCAATTTTGTGATCATAGATGTTAATGGTGTTGTAGGGTCTTTTCTTTTCCTTTTCATCTTTTCTAACACCTATATAATAGGGGCAATGTATCTTCTTGTTTAGAAGCATGACATAGCTTTCCCAAGTCTTTGAAAAGAGCGGTTTATTAATATCAAATGTATAGTGAGCAATTTTTGCTTTTGCGAATGCAGTAGCACCAACATCAGTGAGTCTGAGACCTTCTCCTATCCTGCCTGTCGCGAACCATTCAAAAATAAGTTTATCAGGATCGCGGTTATTCCAAGGAAAATCAGGATCATCCTGTGTCTCAGCCAAGACAATTTTGACAATTTCAAATTTGGTCTTAGGATAGGTCATCCTGATGTTCTCATTTTGTGACATACACAGACTTCCGTATCTCACACTAGTCTTCGGATTGGTCCATGACAGAATCAGGGTATACGTTCCTACCTTGACTCAGGAAGTGAACCGAAAACTTATCAGTTTTAAACTGTGCATTCAACTTACGGCAAAGATTTCTAGCATGCCCTGGATTAGAGAAGCTAGTCTTCTTGTACTTTGGAGCAGCATCATTTGCGAGATAATGAGAAGACTTGAGATTGATAGGTTGATCATCATAGAACACGGCCCATATCCCGGCTGCCTCTACGATCTGATCACATTTATATGTCTTCTTGTCTACGTACTCTAATAGTACATTAGGTTGGGTTCTACTCACTTGAATGATCCACCCTTGACTTCTACCTGTATTACCTCGTTTTGATTCTTGTTCTTAGACAACTCATACAAATCTGACAGCAACCTAGAGATATCGTCGCGCAGGCCGCGGGCATCCGTCATAGGCAATACCAAGTCTTTGTTTTGTTTGGAGTCAGCTACAGTCATCCTATCCATAAATCGGTTAATATGCATCATCATGTATTTATCTGAACCTGTGCTTCGTGTTCCGTTTTGTAAGGACCGGAGTAAGGATAGCGTTGGATAAAGATATATTTGGGACAAAAAACAACAACCTTAACGCCGTTTTGATCCATCACAAACCAACCTGCTGCATGTTGGCACTTAGATTTGCGTGTCTTGGTGAACAGATGCAGACCTCGCTTAACGTCAAATAGAGAGTTATAGATGCGAGGTGTCGTTGGGTACTGTGGATACGGAAGTGAGACTTTCGTATTGTTTGACTTGAGAGGCTCGAATCGAATCTGCGTCTTTTTCTTCAACTCATCGGTGTTGTTGAATTGTAACATGTTACCGTTAAGCTGAACACCGTATCCGGCGTTGTTAGCTTCGATGTTGCCCACCTTCTTGTCACCGTCAGTGACGATCCAGAATTGGTTCTTAACGATTGGTTTGGCGATTAGATCAGTCATCTCGAAGGACACTCCATACATATTCTTTCTCACTTAACCACCTTTTACTACCGTATCCATCATTGCCTCGATATGCCTTTTGCAAGAACAGCAATTTACCTGATTTTTCGCACTTACAGAATGGATCATAGACTCTTTGGTGGACCCAATCCCACTTAGGCTCTTCTGTTTTCCAACCGTGGTATATCATTTTAAATAAATCCTTCTTGTACTCTGGGGTCTGTGTCGGGATCAATCATCATTGAGAACCCCTTTGTATGGATTGTTGAGCCACTTTGAGTAAGTCTCGGCCTGCTCAGTAATCTTTGTGAGTTCATATTTTGAGCAAAAACGAAGCAAGTGAATGCCGACTTGTGACACAGGTTCAGTGCGAACACCCTCGCGAATAACCTGGTCAACACCTTGCTTGATCTCGTCAGGCTGTGCGGTCAAGTCAATCAGCGTCTTGTTGCGTTCGTAGTCATCCTTGACGCGATGTTCGTCACCGTTGTGATCAGTCCAACGCTGTAGCATAAGATTGTTCCAGTTGAAACCTTGCTTGTTGCGATCTTCAAACGCTTCTTTGATGCCTACAGCGTTCTTGGAACCCTTCTCACGAACACCTGGATATGCAGAGAAAACATTGTCAGTAGCATCGCCGCGAATGATCTTCTTAAAGAGAAGATAATCAGGATCTTCTAGCAGCTTTTGCTCACCAGTCTTCTTGTCCTTGACAGGCTTACCACGATCATTGAAGTAACCGTCTAGCTTGATCAACTGTCCAGCGACACCGTTATACTGATGCACGTTCTCGTTGATCAACTGCACGAAGTCAGTGTCAGATGAAATGATATAATGTTCATCTCCGGGATGCAAGTCAATGAAGCGGGCGATAAGATCATCTGCTTCTGCATTGGGATGACGCAGCACACTAGCGTTAGTCTTAGAAGAAAGGAAAGTAGTGAACGCTTCATACGTTTCCCAGAACATCTTGTTTTCTTCGATCTCAGCCTCAGTCAGTGCAGTGTTATCGATAGCACGATGCGCTTTGTAAGGCTTGTAGAATTCCTTACGCCATGAACGTCCCTCAAGACAGAACACAACGTGATCAATACCAAACATACGCACGGTCTGATTAACAGACGAGAGCGTTAGATGCATAGCCATTCCTACTTTGATCCATTTATCCTCGTTTTTTACAGCAACATGCCGTGCGCGGAAGAAAGTGTTAGCTGTGTCAATCAGTGCATATTTCATGATATACCTTTGCTCTTATAATATATGTAGATAATACGCTATTTATGAGCAGTTGTCAACCTTTTATTTGAAAAGTTAACTAACTTCAGTGTATCCGTCACCTAAGTCACGTTGTCTAATGATACGCAACTCTGATTCACGCTTTTAAGGATCAGCGATTTCTTGTTCGTAAACTTCTAAAGCGATATTTCTGCATACCGTCTGAAACCACCTGTCAACAATCTGTGCATCAGTATCATCAGCACGAATCTTATACCCCTGCTTGATCAGATTAGTAACGAACTTGTCATTCCAATCCAAATCAAAGGAACCGTTATTGATATCAGCCGGATCCAAATCAACCTTGAGAATTGCAATGTAGGGTTCTCCTGCCGCCGTCGCCTTTTCCTTATCAGTGAGTTTCACTTTAGGCTTCTTGGGCGCTTTTACTACAGGTTCCGGTTCAGGAACAACAGCAGGCTGTTCCTCTGTAAACATCGGCTCAATCAGCCATTTCTTTAATTTATCAAACATGTATCACCTTTCAATAGTATATCGTCTTTTGTCGGCCAGTTCAACAGCTTTGGCATCCAGTTTGATCCGGCGCCCGTCTGGCAGCTCATAGGTTAGGACTCGGTGGCTTTGATCCTCCGCGCTGGTTATGCCCTTCAGTCTCATCACTTCACCTCTAACCGCATGAGGTCACGCAGAGCGGTGCGAACGCGCCAACCGAACTCTGTCAGCGGAATGAGTGTTCCGCGCTCAATCGGATAGACTGGCCTCAAAATGCCCTTGCCCATCAGCCCTTCTATGGTTTGCGTATAATGGTCGCCTGCGCGAAGAGGGGAGCTGGTCATTACTAAGGCGCGCTCCACAACGGACAGTTCTCGCGCGGTCCAGAGCGGAGCATATTTTTCTGGGTGGGGCTCCCACATCATCCCTTCACCTCCACAGGAGGGGCGGGGAGGGGTCGCCAGTGGGTAAAGTTCTGACCATCGCCAAAGCCGACAGTCTCCGAACACCACATCCCCGCCTTCCACGGTCCCTGAACCCAATAGGCGGCGACATGCGTTTTGCCCTTATACCAGAGCAAGGCAGGCGTCCCATCCCTTGGCGCAGTGTCAATAGGCCGCCACTCCTGCTCATCCAGAGCGGCGAGGATCAAGCGGAGGTCGGCGGCTTCAACAACTACCGTTCCGTCCGTGGCGAACTCGGGCGCGTCACCTTCAAGGCGCAGGACATACTCCACCCTATCTCGGGCGGCTTTGAGGGTGGTCATCGTGCAGTCTCCAAGGCTACAGCCAACACCATCATGACGGAGCCAACCCCGAGGCGCAGCAGACCATCAAGCCGCCGTGGGTCAACTGGATCAGTTGGTTGTGAGATGCCCGACCCGGCGCACAGCGCGCCCAGACCGAACAAAATCCACGCCACCCCGCTCAAGACCCCCGCTCCTTCATCATGGCGTCTGCGATGGCCCACGCATTGAGCGCCGCCGTCGTGTGGGTCAGTTGTTGCAGGTGGCTCGCCAGCAACCCCGTTAACGCCGCCATAGCGAACTGATCGCGTATGGTGGGGCGCTCGGGGACGGCGTCTGCAACGACAGGTCCCACAAGCCCGGCGGGCAATTCGCGAAACGGAAGGATTGGCGGATCACCGGCGCTCACTCTCCACCCCCTTCCTTGAGGACGGCGCGGAGGGCGATGACGGCCTCCATCAGTTCTATCTGCCCCACAAACCAAGCGTTCAATACAGCCTGCCCCGCTGCCCGGAGGGCTGCGTTCTCGGCACGGAGGCGGGTGATCTCGGCGGCGTCTTCCTTGGCGGCGTCAATGATCCGTTGCTCGTAGCCGCAGGAGCAAGCGGCATAGCGGGCCTGACAGGTCAGCCGCTCGTGGTCTTCGTTTTGGAGAAGTTCTAGCACTCTCATTGTCCCTCATCCTCCAAGGCCGTGAGGTCGGAGACTCCACGACACCCGTAAACGCCATCGTCAAAGCGCAGCCATGCCGTCCCGCTTTCAATGCCACGGACCTCGGCAAACAAGCCGCCCTTGACCAGAGCCCTCCCCCCAACCCGCAGGACAGGAGCGGGGGGGAGCCAGGGGAGGTCGGCCAATCGGCATCGGCTAATCGGGTTAACGTGGCCGTCTGGCCACTTGACCGTGATGATCTGGCCGCCTTCGCCATTTCCCACCAACTCCAACTCCACCGTCACCTTCGACCCCACCTTGATGGGCGCTTCGACCGGGGCGGGGACCGCCTTGGTGACGCGGTAGAACTGCACGATGGCCCACGGCCACACGCTAGACGAACATGGAACCCAGCCGTCGTCGTGATAGTAGGCCTCACACTCCGCCCCCGGAACCGGGTTAACGGAAGACCCGTCGTGGCTGACCCAGCCGGGGCCTTTGGCGATGAGCTTCCAACCAGCAAACCCAAACTCCACAGCGTGTTCTGATATGCTTACCCGCCCGTCTTTTTTGCGGATCAGGTCCCCCGGCTCTATGTCACTCATTGTCGTTCTCCTGATCTTCAGCCAAAGCTACTAGTAGGTCAGACATTGGTATTCCTCTTCTTGTCAAACATTTATTACCTTTCAATAGTATATATCGTCTTTTCGCTGTCCTGTTGAATAACTTGCCCGTCGATCCACTGTGGAGGAGGACGATTAGACCAGCGAAGTAAGTCAGTCTTACCGTAGTTGTAATAATTACGATAGTTGATAATTGGGTCTGAACTAACAATGTACTGCTTGTCCATGCAAGACGGCATCTTAGTCATTATTTTGCTTTGTTCAATGTTCTCGGGCGCATCCTTAAGGATATCTCCTAGCTTATCAATAGTAAGATGAGTACGGCCATAACGATAGGTATACTCGCTGCTAAGAGCAATAAGATGAGAATACAACCAATCATAGTTCGCAACAGATTGTCTAACCCAAACAGCAGAAGGGTGGTTAATATGAGTAGCACGATACAGAATGTTATCTCGTGCATCTGTGAGAACCCAAAGCTTTTTCTTTTTATGTTTAATGCCAAACTCGTCAACATAACCTTCTACAATTGCTTCTCTGCCGTCAATCACACGATGGGCAGTAGAGAGCAACTGTGCAGTCTCCAGAGTCATCTTGACCACATGTCGATCAACCATCGACTGTGCAGCGATGATTGGATCAATGTGTACATAAAAAATATTAATGAGGATTCTCCATTATCTGTCATTCTTAAAAGGCTTGAGTATGATAAGTAGGATAGCCACAAATACCAATGCACATGATATATAGAACAGTATAAAGCCGTCAACATATTGCATTTTTATTCCCTTGACAGTTTTTGATAAATACATTATACAACGCGGGACTTGTCATGGATATCAGAAACATACTTAATCTTATAACAGAGAATTCAGAAGAAGTCAAGGGGTCTTCTCCGTTTTCGGATAAATTAAACGTGATGACCTTAGATCAATTTCTCAATATAGAAGGGGTAGTAACCCCTGATGAAGAGATTGACGAAGCCAAACTAGACGCACCTGCCCGTAAATTGGGTCCGGAAGAGTTGAAGGGTTATCTAGATCGCATCATAGGTGAACCTGTTACAGACAAAAAAACGGGTGAGGTTAAGAAAACTAAGCGCGGTAGTGAAAAGTATGTATCAGGTAAAACAAAGCAAGACAAGTATAAGAAGCCATACATTCACAGAAGTTCTGTAGTTCCTATCGTTGACCAAGATGGTAACCGATACGATCTTGATGCACTAAAGACCCTGATCACTAGGCGTCCTAATAAGATTCTAAAGCAGAATGAAAAGATGCAGCACAGTGACGGTACTACTAGTGTGTTCTATAACATCGGTCTTCCTGCTCTCAAAGGACTAGCGTATGATGAAGATAACAAGGAGTTTGTGATCATTGACACTTGCCCGGGAGCAGGTGCATGCCAGACTTATTGCTACGCTCTGAAGGGCGGATACGTTCAATGGAAGAATGTTGCTGAAGGCCAATCACAGCTCCTCAACTTCTTGTATAACGATCCAACTGGCTTCATGGATATGATGAGTAAAGAGATCGATGCTGCTGACAAGAAATTCAACAAGAAGGACAAGCAAACCAAACTAGTCATTCGCTGGCATGATGCAGGTGACTTCTTCTCACCTCAATATCTCGCTATGGCTTATGCATTGGCTAAGAAGCATCCTAATGTAGACTTCTATGCTTATACGAAGTTAGCATCAGTTGCTCAAGGTGAGAAGCCGGATAACTTCAAGATCAACTACTCAATGGGAGCAAAGCCCGGAGAAGAGAAGCAGATTGACTTCCAAAAGACAAAGAACAGTAGAGTTGTTCCTGAAGTTCTATTCAAGGACCTTCTTAGCCGGGACAAAGCAGGAAAACTGTATTATACTGACGATAATGCGATCACCTCACTCAAACAACGTATTGCGGCAAAGTACAGTGTGGATCCAGAATCTATCTTAACTTATGATGAGATGATGAAGACACCTCAAAGCAATAAAAAGGGCAAGTGGAACGTCATTGTTAAGCCGGGCGACGGAGATGACTCTGCCAATCGTAATGACGTTCTTAACTCATTCCTGTTGATGCACTAAGGCAGTTTAAGCAAGTCTTCCATAGAATAGAGATTTTTCATATAAGGGGATACATCTTCTAGTACGCTATGAGATGCGTCCCCTTTTCTACGGGGCCCGATCTTACAACTGATTGTTTCGTCAGTATCCTTATACAATGCTTCTTCGTTCACTTCTAGGAACTTGTCGAAGATTTCTCTAACAGTGTACCCCACACCGTGTCCTAAGCACTCGACCCTGTTGGCTGGCTTCTCAATCGCAAGCTTGATAGCTTCACAGATTTCGTCTACGTGAACGTAGTCCCGAACACATGTTCCATCTTTCGTGTCGTAATCATTACCAAAGATAGTGAACTCTCTAGTATAACTAGATTCCATCATCTTATACATCAACCCATCTGGATTAGTGGGAGCATAACCCGAAGAACCTATGACGTTATAAAACCTAAAAATCGTATGAGGAGTAGAGGTGTGTCGTGTGCAATATTCTGTGACAACATCTTCTGCCGCCCTCTTACTGATACCGTATGCACTCTCACACAATGCTGCTGCACCAGTAGAAGCAAAAATAAAGTTCTCAGTCTTGATCTTGTTTAGCACATTCATCGTACCGTTAATGTTAGTGATGTAATACATGATTGGAATCACTTCACTCTCGCCCACATTTACCAACGCAGCCAGATGCACGACTGCGTCAAACTCTCGGTCAGTCTTGAACGGCTTGTTGATATCAAGCTGAAAGAATTCTTTCACCGGATGCCTGGGTTCACGAAGGTCAAGTCCGTATACCTCATAGTCCTGTTCAAGCAACTTGCAGAGGTGTGAGCCGATGTATCCTGAACAGCCTGTTACTAAAACTTTTTTCATATTAAAACTCAAATAATCCTAATCCAGTGACTTCTTCTGTTGGCTCAAAAGAAGGATCCTTAGTCAACCACGTGTCTTTGGCAGTATAGATGACACGGAACTTGTGCTTGTTCGTAAACACTGACTTTACATCGTCAATGCAAATTACAGTACGCTTCAAACTCTCAATAAAATCAGCATACTTAACCGTAGTCTCGTTGCAAATCCTAGCAGTATTACTGCTAGATCGCTTGCCGATAAAGCTACTGAAACACTCGTTCCAATGATGGAATACTTGATCTTCTTGTGCCTTGAAGTGTTCGAGATACCCGTTAGCATACCACTTCTCTGCGGTAGCGTAATTGTTATATGCTGCTATAATATCCGCTGCCATGTTCTTCTTGTTCGTAGTGAAGAACACATGGCTATCGAAGTTCTGCGTCCAGCGTTGATTCTCAAGAGCAAATGTAGGAAGCTGAATAGTCTGCTCATAGAAAGCAATACCATAGCTTTCTACCGTGCTAGGATTGAATGCTACTCGGCAACTCGTGATAAAGTCTACCTTCTCTTGACCGATGACGCTGACCGCAATCTCGTAGTCAACACCTAGCTTCTTCAATCGTTCTTCGAACTTCTTAGCACCATTCGCATTAGTCATGACACGAGCAGGCAACTTAGTCTGTTCAATAAGGTCAAGATAGAGTTCAGGATTCTTGCCTTCTTCCCAACGGCCAATGAACAGTACACCTTCACGCGGCTTGTCATATTCTCGTAACAAGCCTTTCTCCGGAAGGGGAATAGGAAGATGCACTGCATCATCAAACTGTAGCTGATTGAACTTACTCTGAGTACCGATCGTGATGTTTGGCATCTGTAGTTGTAACCGCATCATGTCGTTGACGCTATTCAGAAACGGATTCTTTGTATCTTTGAAGATTTGACTTTCTAAATGCGTATATGCAATGATTTGAATACAATCATCAAGTCCCAGTGTACTTGCTACTTGGATAGTCTCATACGTATTGCAAATCAAAGCATCGTACATATTAGTAGTTA